CTTAATTGTGAAATTGTATCTCAGATATCAATTGCTCAAGATGATAGGCAAGACCCAAGTCTTCGATCATACTATTAAGTTCACAGCGTCACAGGTGATGTCTATAGTCAGGGCTGGAGATGAAATGGCCCAATTAGAGAAATTGGCTTTAGTCGTGCGCAACCATGAGGATGGGGCACAAATTATTTCAACTGATCAATCTACGCAGGCTCTTCTCGCAGATATTATTGTCTGGAGTGCTACGCTGCCGGCCCAAAACATTTTGGTGGGCGGTGTACATTTACCGAACCCGGAATATGTCGATGCCAGACTAGTGAAAACTGTTAAAGTATGGAAGATGTATGACTATAACGACGGTCATAGCCGTAGTGGCAACCACTTTGGTGATACATTTGGATTTATCAAGAACAGGTTTGTAGTACCAGTGGGACAACATACAACTGATTTAAATGATGTTTATGTTCTACAAAATACTAAAGATAACTGGTTTTCAGACGATGCAACTGTAGATAATTTTAAGAATTACTTCGGTTTCCTAAACTGTTCAGGCCTGACATCTAAAGACTTGGCCATCCTTGATAATATTATACAAGATGACGTACGACACACTCCATTCCTATGTGATCAAGTTATAGATTTAGGTATAGAAGGGAAGATAGGTATTACAACCCCTACACAAATAGTACCTATGACCACGACTTATAGTGCAGAAGAAGTGCGAGCGATTATCATCAAGTTAGTGAATAATCACAGATGGCATGAGGACATGCTAGCAGCATTGAGAGCCTGCAAGTACTGGCTAGCACAGCCAGCAACAGAGACAGTTGAGGCACACTGGTGGACACAAATACCGCGTACTCTCTATCTGCCAAAATTGGGCCTCAAGAGAGCCGCTATACATATACTGTTGCAAGAGGAAGGAGTATGCACGACCGCTGAAGCCATTCAAGCAGTGAGAAGTTTGGACACGGAGTCTGACTCTTTGATTATAGAATCTGTGTTTGCTAATACATGCTGGTATTGGGGAGAGTATTTTACTATTTTCAATAAGAAAAATTTAATGGACTTATTAGTAGGACTCTCTAGAGTAACAAACCTGACAGTAGATGAACACTATAGAGCAGACGCTATGTTTTCAGCTGTTATAGGCAGGGCTGTACCGACGGGAGCGCACTCATGTGTAGCAACAGTGTGGACTGAACCACTAAGGAGTTGTTACAATAAACGGGTTCCGTTCGGTACACTTAATTTTCAGAATATCACAGACTATGGATATGATATTAGAGACAATTACATCCTAATGAATACTATAGTGGCACCTTCATGCATTACATTAATAGCAGGGCTAGCAGGTTCCTTGATAGCTGGGACTCCTTATGGTTCTATTTATAATATCAGTCCAGGCGTAAAGAAAAGAAATGTGCGTAGGGTGATGCAGGCTTTAAACTATAATGATCTGTGGGCGCTAGGTGTACTGTCTAGGTTTCAAGGTTACAATGTGAACTACCAGCACCCAACTCGAAATGGTAGACATACGATATATGCAGCTAATGATGTTAGTGTTGCCATGCCCCCAGTCACACCTAAGGATTTAGAAGAACCTAAATCGTACACGTTGGAGAGTATTGTCGCGCGAGATTACACTTTTGGGACCAGCACAGAATTTTGTTTACGTACTAAGACAACAGTGTATTGGTCGCGAGATATTCCGTCAGCACAACTTGAACCTAATTGGAATGCGCCTAGTGGAGGACATGTGTTAGCGTTACAGTCAGGGATAACTGAAATCAGGGTAGCAACAGATGCGGGACAACAGTATACCGTAGCTTTAGCCGCTGTGTATGATTTTGAGACGGCGGATTTTCGCGTGGAACATTTGCACGCAGGCGTACCGTTGCCCACAACCCAAGGAGTATTACCATTAACCGAATCACAAGAAGACAAACCACCGGACCCACCAGAGGTGCGACCTGTGGAAGCGGAGGTGGGACCTCAAGTCTAAAACTGTTGAATAATAAACGTATGGCTGTGCCTATGTATTGTTTGTCCAATGGCGATGTTTTGAATGAGACTAGTTTCAGTGAAGCTAACTTTCTTTTATATGACATATTGAATGGAGTCAATCTTAATGGTATTGTACATATGCATATCCGAGGCAGGGCCGTTCCAGTTCTGGCTCACTATCTGCCAGATCATGATTTTACTGTACTCTATATACACAATTCTTTACCTTTGAAGCATATGCCTAAGAGTGTGTTGCTCCGGTTATCTCGACTACAGTATGGCCCAGATCTTTTTCCTTATGGTCTCATAGACGATGTCGATGTATTAAGGCATGCCTTCTTTATTACTCGGAGTAGTATCAAACAGTATAAAGGTTCTCTGGAGAACTATCCTACGATACACTCATGGATTGTCGGTACTAGTGAACCTCCTATCACTAAAATTTCTTCTTTACATTTACGGCACCTGACTATCAAAGAGCTCAGAAAACTCGGGGTCAGCTGGTTTGATCATAGAGCTAGGTTCATGTATCCATGTTTAGAGCATTTGGCCTCACTAGGAATGCACGAATCAATGTTTATAGGACTCATAGTTTGGGCAAAGTCACTTCCTGACACTGCCTGGCAGTACATATCTTGCTCCGGTATCTGGCAGTGGAAGTTTGATAGTCTTGATGACTTCATTAAAAAAATTAAAAATAAATTCACATTACGACTCAAAGCACTACAGAACTTGGTCCCGTTAGATCTTAAACCTTTCTTTGAAATGGAAGTCTTAGCTAATCGTGGTTTGGGTAGTGTTGATTGGCATAATGAGAAAGAAAACCGAACACGACCCAATCTAGCTACCTTCGATGCCGAGGCTATTTTCCAAGAAGCTGGTAGTCTATTTACACGTATTAAGAATTTAGGCGGACAAGTAGATAACCTCAAATGGTCGTCATATATCAACAAACGATGGCAATGGGCACCGACTGGCGCATACCATTCGCAATACGAAGAGGATCTTAAGTATGTGGCTAAGGACAGTCTGAATAGACATAAGTTTTTTAGTCTCAATGCAATGCCTAAACCAAAGTTAGATGATCTATTATCACGACCACCAGAGATAAGAGCTTGGCCTTCCGTTAAGTGTGAGTGGACTAAGATGCGGGCCATCTACGGTGTAGACGCGACAAACTTTATACTCACTGGTTTTGTATTCGGTGACTGTGAGCGCGTGTTGTCGCAATTATTTCCTATAGGGCCTGGTGCTGAAGAAAACAATGTTAAAAACACTGTTCGAGAGATAATGCGTAATGGGGTGCCTTACTGCTTTGACTTCGAAGACTTTAATTCCCAACACTCAGTGACGAGTATGCGGGAAGTATTGAAGGCATACTTCGCAGTTTTCGGTAAAAAGATGTCTGCTGAACAGCGGAAGGTATTTCCATGGATACTACACTCACTAGATTCATGTTTTATTAAAGAACAAGGACAAGATAGTTTTTACAAAACGACTGGTACGTTACTATCAGGCTGGAGACTGACAACATTTATGAACACGGTACTTAATTATATATATATAAGGTTGTTGACTAAAGGCAGGGACTTAGTAGCAACTCATAATGGTGATGATGTTTTAGCAGCTGTGGATAGTCTACAACAGGTGCAGGCTCTGGTAGCTGGTGCTGAGTTACACAATGTTAGATTTCAAATGTCCAAATGCTTTTTAGGTTCTATTGCAGAATTCTTACGAGTTGATCATTATGATGGTGGCAGTGGACAGTACTTGAGTAGAGCTATAGCCACTTTAGTACATGGACCAACAGAAATGGCAGTACCCAACAAAGTATTACCGTTACAACAGGCGATTGTGACGCGTATAGCTGAAGCACAACAAAGGGGTATGCTAAACGACGTAGCCACAGATATCAAAAAGGTGCAATATGAATATCTATGTCACAAATGGAATGTTAGTTTAGAAGATTTGGATATTATAGAACGGACTCATGTATCTATGGGCGGTCTGTCTTTAGACATCACAACTGAAAGTTTGCAACATGAAATTAAACAGAAAGAGTACTCGAGACGTGATATATCTGACAAACAGAAACAAGATTTGGATACACCTATGCCAGGAGCATGGGACTATGCTACACAGGTTTGTAAGGTAGTTGTAGATGCAGTGTACAAACATAAGATATATAAAAAAGCGGTAGAAGCGATACACAGCTTGTCTATTAGTAGAACATTCGGGGTAGAAATAACGAAAGTTAAGCCCGATGTACTCAATAGATTAAAAGCAAGTCTGTATGGTTTATACCGTAGTGACATACCTCACACCAAGTTAATGATGGCTAAAGCTTTTGGTATCCCTATACATGCTATAGGAGAGACTAATTTCAAATTGCTGGATATACTTAAACATGAGGTAGACGTAATCAGAGCTCTAGAGATATTACTATAGGGTTCTGATTACAATGAAGACTGTCACAAGTCTGGC